CTTTGATTGATCTACACTCTCTATTTATTACCCCCGTATTTTCACTACAACTAAAAGGCCACGAACATCTTATTGATAGCATCTATCAATTACGAGAAAAAGATGAGATGGGCATGCCGCGGTCCAATGTCGGTGGTTGGCACAGTCATGATGAGATATACAGTATTAAAAAATTTAATCCGTTAGTCGGTGACATTCTTAAATATGCTAAAGATTGTTTTAATCACATGGATGTACAAGACGATTACAATCCTGAGATGACGGGTATGTGGGGTATGATAAATCCACCTGGATCACGAAACAATATACATACACACCCATACAACTATTTATCAGGTGTATTTTATTTAAAAGCTCCTAAAAAATGTGGAAATATTGTGTTTCTAGAGCCTAAACCACAGTCAGAGGTGTTATCACCACCTAAAACAGATAAAGCGTCTGTGCACTTAGCTCATAGCGTACAATGGGAACCTGTTGAAAATTCCTTGATTTTTTTCCCATCATGGTTACAACATGAAGTACAAACAAATAATTCTAATGATGACAGAGTTATTATTAGTTTTAATATAAATTGGAGAAATACTGATGCCGATAGTTGAACCTGCTGAATTACTAGGTCATATAGAAATGGAAGATGGAAGAAGAATTCCACACTATAAAGTAAAAACAGAAACCACACTTACACATGTGGATACAGGTGTTGAGTATGCTACTGAAGCTGCAGCTCAAGCTGATGTTGATAACCCAGGAACATCTACAACTGTTGAAAAGATTAGAAGAGACGTAGTAGTTTTTGCTCCTTCTTTAGCAGATATGCTAGGTTCGACCCCCGAATAATTAAGCGCTACAAGCTTCACACTCTACATCAGAATCCAAACCAGACACTATAACTTGTGTATCGAGGTTATGTGGTTGACCTTGAATTGTATGTATATGTGGACCTTTTTTATGTTCTAATAATTCTTTTTGTAGTTTTTCGTTGTCTCTTTCCACTGCTAATAAACGTTCGTGGTAACGACTCACCTTATCAGCAAGGGTAGCTATAGCCTTCAATACTTCTTGATTTTCCATAATATTTCCTTGATTTATAATTTTTGGGTGAGAACCAATTTAAACATGTGTACAGAATATATCAAGCATCTTTTTATAAATTGTTTTCTTGACATAAAAATTATGTTATGAAAGGAGCAGAAAAAAGAATGATAGACATAAAAACAGTTGATCTTTTTACAGATGAAGCTTTTATTTTTAAAATGCCTGACCATAACTATTGGAAAGAAAATATTAAAAGTATTGTTTTGGTTGAAGATAATAAAAACTTACACAATTATAGCACGTCACCAGATGATGAATGTAATGTTAAAGCAAAAAGAACTGCTTGGGATTCGCATCTAAGATATAATATAGTTAGAAACTTCACTAATAATGTTTCTAATATTATTCTAAGTTTTGTAAAAGCAAAAAACTTTGATGCTCCTAAAATACAAGTTTTAGATTCGTGGATTAATTGGTATTCAAAAAATGATTATGCGGCTCCTCACTCTCATGTAGGACATTTGTCTTTAGTTTATTTTGTTGATGTAAAAAAAACAAATGCTAAATTTGTTTTTCATAAAGATACAAAGTTTCAATTAGTTAATAAAGAAAATTTAAATACTAATTACATGAAAACAATTGAGGTTATAGATGGTGATGTTTTAATGTTTGGAAGTAATCTTAATCATTCTGTAACAGCCAACACTACAAATAAGAAAAGAATAACTTTAGCTGCTAATTTTGCAGTTGATTATTTTGAAGAAAGAAAAGATTATTAATGCCGTTGCTACAAAAAGAAAAGAAAAGAATATTTTTTATACATATTCCAAGAACTGGAGGAAGATCTATAATATGGTTTTTTAAACACAACTCTTGGGATATAGGTTTTAATGATCATAGAGAAATAATTAAAACAAATGACGGTATGTGTTTAGTTCCGCATCTTCATTTTCCCTATTATAATCTTTTACTTAATGTAGAAAAAATAAACAAATTTACAATTGTAAGAAATCCTTTTGATAGATTTGTTTCAATGTGCAGATTTTTAAACAATGATCAAATAAAAGAATTACATAATATTAATTTTCAAAAAGATTTTAATTTTTTTATAAAAAATTTATTTAAAACAACGTTTTGGTTCAGACCTCAAAATGAGTTTGTTACTAATGATAATCTTGTTTGGAAGTTTGAAGATTTTTTTAAAAAAGATTTTAATAAGTGGATACAAAATAATTTTAAAATAAAAACAAAGATACCTAAATCTTTTAAATATGTAAGAGGTGAGTATGATGACAGAAAAAAAATTACTTTAAATAGTAAATTAAAAAGATTTATTAAATCATTTTATAAAAAAGATTTTGAGGTTTTTAAATATGAAAGTTAAAGTGTTTGATAATCAGCTTCCTTTTTTTATTAGAGAAAGAATTTATAATGCTAGTTTAAAATGTCCTTATAATTTAGGATGGGTTGATCTACCTGATAAAGATTTAAATATGCACAGTAATTGGTCTCATCAAGATTTAGCAAATTTTCATATTTTACCTTATATACAAAAATGCATTGCTCAAACAAAATGGTTTGATTCTACTGTTTTAGAAACAATTATTTTTAATTTAGTTAGACCTGACGATGTTCATTATATTCATCATCACGTAGAAAAACAAATTGCTTTGTATTACGTTAATTTAAATTGGCAAGACGGTTGGTATGGTGAAACTTTGTTTTATGATGATGTAAATACTAATGAAATTGTTTACACATCTAACTTTACTCCTGGTAGAATAATTTTATTTGATGGTAATGTTCCGCATTCTATTAGACCTCAATCCATTAAAGGTCCAAAATATAGAATAACATTGTCTTTAGTTTATGGAAAAAAAGATGAGTAAAAGTTTTTTTATACAAGAAGAATTTTTATCTAATAGTGAATGTCAATTTTATTTAAATAAGGCTCATAAAAACGTAGGTGTTGGTCCAAAAATATCTTGGGAGAAAAGAATTTATAAATTACAACCTAATGATTTTATTATTAATAAAGTACAATCTTTTTTTAAAGATTTTAACATTTTTTTAAAAGCAGTTGATGCTTCAATTACAACTTGGAATGTTGGCACATGGAGTAATTTACATGTACACGGAAAAGGTAATACTGCTTATGATGACATGAGACATAATACAAAATATAATAGTATAATTTATTTAAATAATAATTTTGAAGGAGGAGAATTTTACACGGATAATATTACTATAAAACCAAAAAAAGGAACATTAACTTTGTTCGATGGTAGTAAAATATTTCATGGAATTAAAGAAATTAAAAAAGAAGAAAGATACATAATTATTATTTGGTGGGAAAGATGAAACATAACTTACATCTTGTAGAAGGAGGTATTGGTAAACACTTACAATTTACTTCTTTATTTGATTCTTTAAAAAAAAAATACAATGAAGATTTATCAATTATGGCAGGATGGTCAGGGCTTTTTAAAATGGATCCAAGAGTGGCACACGTAGCTGATATGCAAATACTTCCATTGCATGACTGGTCGGCTAAAAGTTTTAATAATTATAATAATATAATTTGCAATGACCCGTATAGAGGTAATTTCTTAAAAGGAGGTAAACATATTATTACTTCATGGGCAGAAATGTATGACATTAAAGTAAATGACACTCGTCCAAATTTTTTTATAAATGAAAAAAGAGAAAACATTTTAAAAACAGAGATACTTAAATTAGGAAAATTTATTTTGGTACAGTTTACAGGAGGACAAGGATTGGTACAACAAAACTATGATAATACTAATATGGGTAGAAACTATAATAAGGGTCAACAATTAATTAATTATTTAAAAGAAGCTATGCCTGATTTAAACATTGTTGTTTTTGGACATACTAATGAACAAGAACCTTTGTTAAACACAACATCTGGATTTTATGATAAAGAAGATTTTATGATTTTATCTAAATACTGTACTTCTTTTATTTGTATTGATAGTTCTTTACAGCATATGTGTTCAAACAAAAGATTTAACAAAAAAGGAATTGTTCTATGGGGAACATCAAATCCATTAATGTTTGGATATAAAAATAATTTAAACATTGAATCTGAGTATCCTTATTGTGTTAATATTGAACCTAAAAAAATAATAGATTTATTTTTAAACTTGGAATTAGAAAATGAAGTATAATAAAATTTCTCCAAATATTATAACGTGCGATAATTTTTTACCACAACAACAAATAGATTTTTTGTATATGGATTTTTTAAATAATCAAAAAAGATTTAAAACTTCTAATTGGTTAAACGAAGACGGTTCAAGTTCAGAACAATTTTATAGTCCTAATTGTGGAGGTTTTGATTTTTGGAATTATTCTTGGAAAGAGTTTCATGAAGACTGTCCGTCAATAAGTAATATAAAAAATTGGTTTATACATCAAGGATTAGTTTATTTTGCAGAAAGAAATAATTTACAAATATTTTCTTGGCTTAAAAAAAGGGTATTTTTTGATATTCATGTAGTTGCTTACAATCACGGAGGATATTATAATTGGCACACTGATGAAGGAAAAGGCAATGTTTTTACTTTTAATTTAATTTTAAACAAAGGTACTAATTTAGAGGGAGGAAATTTATTATTTTTGGATGGAAATGAAACTATTGAAATTGAAAACAAGAATAATTTTATGGTTGTTTTTCCTTCTTTTATTCCTCACGCAATAACTCCACTATATGCAAAGAATAAAAAAAATGTTAGTTTCGCCGAACAAAGATTTAGTGTTCAATATTGGATAAAACTAGATAGAAAAGAAGAATGAAATCACAAACCACAATATTTGGAAGAATGGTAAAACGATATGATTTGCCCCAAGAAGTTATTGATGACTTAAATTATCAATATGAATTACAAAAGCAAAAACTTAATTCTTTTGGAACTAGATTAGCGGGTAGATTAGAATCAGAATTAGAATTTACGCATTTATTAAGAGAAACAAAAGCTTCAAAAAATTTAGTAGATTGTATGAATGATTATATTGAGACTTTAGAAAAAGTAGATTTATATGGGGGTAATAAAAATTTAAAGATATTAAGTTGTTGGATTAATGATATGCAAGAAGGGGAGTATAATCCACCACATACTCATCATGATTTAACAGGTTGGTCTACAGTTTTGTTTTTAAAAGTTCCTGAGTTTATAAATGATGTTAAAGATCCACATAAATTTAAAGATGGTAATTTAGGTTTTATTTCCACTGATGGCACTGGAACTACTTGGATGGAACCTAAGGTAGGACAATTTTATATATTTGAAGCAAGGCACCAACATTGTGTTATGCCTTTTAAAACAAAAGAAAAAGGAGACATTAGAAGATCTATGTCTTTTAATTTTATTGAAGATAAAGGAGAAGTTAGTGAACTTTAACAAAATTACTTTTTGCGCAACTGATGGTAACATGGTTAATGTTTGGCCTCATCCAAAACCAGCAAAACAAGTTATTCCAGAAGAATACAAAAAACTTGAAAGATTTCAACATGGTAACATGGAGGCACCTACGGTTAAAACATGTATGCCTTTTCTTGATTCTTTAACAATGGGTTATATTATGTTTTTAGAACAGGATTATTTAATTAATCCTACTGAAACTGAATTTAATGTTAAGACATCAAGTAGAAGAGAAGAAGATTTTGGATATCATGATAAAGCTCAATTACCAGTTGAATGGAAAAAAACAACTGGGGAATACGCAGGAAAATTTCACAATAAGTGGTTAATTAAAACACCTCCTGGATATAGTTGTTTATTTATAAAGCCTATGAATAGAATTGAAGATAGATTTGAAATTATACCTGGAGTAGTTGATACGGACACTTATATTAATACAATTAATTTTCCATTTATTTTGAAGAAAAGAGATGAACAATTTTTACTTAAAAAGGGAGAACCTATGATTCAAGTAATCCCTTTTAAAAGAGAGTCTTACAAAAAGTGGTCTGGTTTTTATCACGAAAAAGAACATCAAAAAACACTATCAAGTCTTTTTAGTCTTTTCGTTGATAAATACAAAAAATTGTTTTGGCATAAAAAAGATTATAGATGATATTGTACGATAACTTTGTTTCTAAAAATTGGTTTTTAATTGATTTAATGAATTCCAAATATAAAAGAAAAATAGGTTGGTATGATGGATGGTGGAATAAACCACCAGAAAACATTTGGGAAAAATTAATACACAAAATTTGGAAAGATTGGCCACAAGTTGAAAGTAGTAAAGGTTTTGAATGGTGGATTAATATTTCAGAAAAAAATAGTTTAGGATGGCATCAAGATAAAGATGAAAAAATTGAACAAGAAAACGGAGCAATAATTTGTCCAAATTTTGGCTCAATATATTATCCTTTTCCTCATGTTGTTGAAGGAGGATTTTTAGAAATTAAACTAAATGATGATGATGACATGATTGAAAAATTAGCACCTATTTATAATAGATTAATAATGTTTGATCCATCGCAACAACATAGGGTATCAAAAGTTTATGAAGGAAAAAGAATTTCTTTTGTTGTTAATTTATGGAAAGAACACAAACCATTTTTAAGAACACATGAATAAATTTATTAAATGTTATGAAGATATTTTAGATAATAAAATTTGTGAAAACATAATTAAAAATTTAACAGTTTCTAATTTTGAAAAAGCAACTGTTTCAAGAGATGAGATAAATTTTAAAACAAGAAGATGTTTTCAAAAACCATTAAAGCCTGAATTTGATGAAGATGTTTTTAAAGCAGTTGGTAAAGTATTGGAGAGATATGTTTCTGATATTCCTTTTTTAGATACATTAAAATATGAAGACTCTGGGTATACTCATCTTTTATATAGAGAAAAAGATAAAGGAGAATACATATATCATGTTGATGATAGCAAGTATCTTACAAGAACCCTTTCTTGTTCAATAATTTTAAATGATAATTTTGAAGGTGGTTGTTTTAGTTTTTTAAATAATAAACAAGTAATTAAACCTATTCAAGGAAGTGCAATTATTTTTCCAAGTAATTTTTGTTTTCCACATGCAATTACTCCTGTAACAAAAGGAAATAGACATAGTATTATTACTTGGATTATTTAAATTTTAAGAGTAATCTTCGTCATAATCTATCCAAGATTTTGACCAATCAAAAAAAGAATGAGTTAAAGAGTTTTCCTGTAAAAAATCATCTTTACTATTTCCTGCATCAACCCAAGCTGTTTCAGCATTTTCTCTAATAGCTGACAAGTCAGTTTCAGCAGATTTAATTTGTGCTTTTCTTGTATCTCCCCAAGTTAGTAAATTAGCAATTGTTGTAGAACCCACTGAATCACTTGTAGATGATAAAGTAGTATTACCAGTCATCATACCTGTTGAAGAATCTTTATTTTGTATTTCACTTATTGTAGCAGATTCGTCCCATATTACGTAATGAATAGTGGTAGGACACCAGTCATCTTGCCAAGCACTACCTTTATCTGTCCAAGATATACCATAATCATCAATGTTTATGTAATCTCCGTTTGATATTGTAATTTTAGTAGCCATTGTTTTCTCCTAGTGTTTTATAATATAGTTAAC